TAATTCTTTATCATGGACAACCATTTTACGTTTATTTATCCAGTACTCTTTAATAGGATATGCTTTGGTATCCTTACAAAACTGCAAATCATCCGGAGTAAGAGCATATTTACTCAGATACTCTTTATGGAAGTCTTGCCATTGCTTATGAGGAGCACATTGGATAATGTTCTGTGCTACATTGATTCTATCTACTTTACGCAAGTTTGTAATAACTCTTTGATATTCGTCATCACTTTTTTCTTTCAAACCAAAGTCTTTTGCAATCTTGTCTAAAGCTTGGATAAAGTCAATGTTAAACATTTGCATAACAAAAGAAAAACAATCACCCTGGTTATTACTATTGAAACATTTAAATATTATTTCACCGTTTCTATCACCAATAATCATAGATGGATTATTATCCTTTGCTACAAAAGGATTATGACATCTTCTATTAAGTCTAAACTCATGAGGCATATAAAATGTAAATATGCTCAAAGCTCCTACTTTAGATAAAATTTGTTCCTTTGTAATCGTCTCTTGTTTTAGATGAATCTTCATGGTGCAAAAATAAGAAAGGCTACCATATTTCAGGTAGCCTTTTCATTATTTAATATTCAGCGTCTGTTGAATCGATTACTGCAGCATTTCCTGCTACTGGATTTCTACTAGGATTATACTCCGCAATAGGCTCAAAGAAATAATGAATCTTTGAAGCTAAACCATATTGTGGATCATTTACATCTTTACTGAATTGTTTGATGTCATAATCAATCTTGCCAGAGAGTTGACTAATAACATTAACTGCATCAGGTTTAGAAGTAAAGTTTGTTAATCTAACGAATTCTCCACCTTTCAAGAAATATCTGTTAGAGATAGTTTGAACATCTTCAGTACTACCATCATCTTTAATCTTTTGTTTTACACCAAAGGTACCAACTACTGAAAGTCTTTGGATAGCTTCTTCTTTCAAAAGATTGTTCAATTCACTGAAATCGCCTGCAAATAATTTATCGTTGTTGATAAATAGACTACTAGCTGCATAGCCATCGTCACCTACTTGGAATTTGTTAATTGGTAACCAAGCTTTTAAGAAACCATAGAATTCTTTCTCTCCCATTAATGCTTCACGACACTTCATACGGATTTCTCCTTCATTACCTTTCTTATCTTTCATCTTCATTGCAACCATGCTATCGCGTAGATTTTCAAAATCATCTGCATAAGATGTTGCACCAAATTGATTGATAAAACAAATTGCTCCTTTAGAACTAACTTCTCTATGTTTCTTAATAGTAAAGAAAATAGGGTGAATGGTATCTGTCTTTATTTCTTTGACATAAACCCAAATGTTAACAGAATCTACAGTAATAGTTTCATCTCCGACTTTAACGTCAATTGGCTTTACATATTCTCTGTCTTTTGCATCTTCTTTAACTTCTGTCTCATAGATCTTTGCAAGTTGTTCTTTATTAGGACTAAATGCTAATACTTTTAGTAGGCCATTTCCTACGAATAATTGTTTACTTTGACTGCTCGAGCTGTCATTCAAATTGATGTTCATGTGCTTAAAATTTGATTGTGTTAAAAATTAAATTGTGTGTATGCTACCTCTTCTTTAAAATTTTAAGCGTAAGTTTTTTATTAGGCTGAGTAATACTCTTCTAAACATTTGAAGATATAATCTGCAGAGTTCGGAATTTCTAGTTTATTATTACCACTAGCGTCAGGGAACAATCCCTCTGGAACTTTAGATGATGTGTCTTCAGCAAATGTTCTTAAGAAATACTCAGGTTTACCGTCTTTGATACGTTTATCAGCAAATAATACCACAGTATAATATGCTTCTACACGACCTTCAAACTGTTTACCTTGTACCTTGGCTCTCTTTTGTTTCAAACCTTCAACAGCTATGGTTTCATCATGCGATAAAACAATCATATCCTTGTTGATGTTGCGAATTAGATCAAAGTAACGGACAAGTTGTTTGTTGTAATTTGAGTATACATCAAACCCTTTGAAGTTATTCTGCATTTCGGTATGCAACATTTCAAAGGCCATACTCTGACTATCAAGAAATAAATTATTGATGTCAGCGTTATTACCATAATCTTCAAGATTTTTCATTACGCCATTCCATGACTTTGGTTTACCGTGGTACTTGAAGTTACCTTTAAATGATAGAGGTTTATTCTCTACATTGATAAAACCTGTCTTCTCATGATCTGCTGTCTTTGCGGTAAATGATTTACCATAACCCGATGGAGCTATGATTAATACTTTACCATAATCTGTCCTTTGTTTGCTCATAGTTATCTATTTTGTTTAAAATTTGTTTTGCTTTCTCTGAATACTTACCATTAGTACGTAATGTATTTTCTATTTTATTTATAGAATGAATTACTACAGAATGACAAACAGTATTCCTCTTATTCACGGGATGTGGTACTAAAGTTCCAGCTATATACTCTAATTTAAGGTCAAACTTTCTTCTCATAGCATAACAATACAATTGTTTGTAAAATACTATTTCAGCATCTCTAACCTTTTTGTTTAAAAGTCTATCTATGTCGACTTGTGCCACTTCATTAAAAATTTGTTTTTCTTTCATCGTAAAAAATAATCACC